TCGCCGTTGGCGCCGGGGAACGCCGGCAGGTTGACGATGGGGTAGTCCTGCGGCATGGCTTCCGACATGAGCGTCTCCTTCGCTCAATCGTCGCCAGACCGCGGGCGCGCCTAACTTCGGCCGGCGCTCAGATGGCCGCGTCGCGCCAGGTATTGGCCGTGAACCTGACCGCGCCTACATAGAGCGGCAGGCCAATTGTCGTCGTGGCGATTCGGCTCACGTAAAAGAGCGGGGCGGCATAGGGCGAGACTGAATGGTCGGGCAGGGTGGTCGTAATGTTGGCGACGAGCGCCCCGTCGATGAAGAACAGACACCTGGCCGTGACAGCGTCATCGATACCCGCGCCGTGGTATTCGACGCGAAATCGATGGAGGGAGGCGTCGAGAGCCACACCGGAGTCGACCGTCGTGAAGGCGCTCCCGTCGTTCGTCTGGCACCTGATGTTGGCGTTTCCGAACAGCACCTGGTCGTAATGGAACTGCGCGATGGCGGAGTTGGCGAGGGGATCGCTGCCGAAGTTGAAACCCATGGCCACCTTGCGGAGCGCATCGGCGGCGTTAACCGACGCCTCCCACTCGAGGACCACGGCACTGTCGTTGTAAAAAAGGGCCTGGGGCAGGCCCGACACGAGAGTGGAATCTCCGACGGTGTCGCCGACTTTGAGTCGCAGGCACCGGCTGCCGCTGATGCCTCCGTTGTTGGGGCCGAGAAGCTCGGCGATCGCGATGTTTCCGCCGGTGACCGTCTTGATGATATTGGCGTTCCAGTCATCGACTAGCGCGCCGCCGAAGGGCCCCGTCGTGGTACAGCTAATCGAGTTACCGCTGCGCCAGGACTCGACCCACTGGTTGAACCTGCCGGCAGGGAAGCCGAGGTGATCGATGATCGCGCGCCTGTGGAGCGCCGCGGACTTCCAGGTTTGAATCGGCGCTGCCCAGTCGGATGCCTTCGCGCGCGGGTTCATCAGCCAGGCGATGAAGTCCATCGCCTCTTTGAACGCCTGGGAAACGGAGGCGGCATTTTCCGGATCGCCGTCTGCGGGCAGCGCTGCGATCGGGATGGCGCCTGGAATCGGCTGCGGGCCGGGGGCTTGAGTCGCGGTCGGGCTGCCAGTGTAGTTACTCGGCACGTGGTTATCCTTTCGTTTACGGTCCTGTCACCACCGGCGCGCTGCCGTCCGGCGGGATGAATCGAACAGAGCTGCCGCCCCAGTTGTCGCCGTCGCCCCAGGTCTGGGTTGTCGGCCAGCCCCAAACGCGGCCGGCCAGAATCACGAACGTCCCAACGAACGTGCAGTTGCCGGGGCGCCAGATCTCCGCGGTGGCGTTCAAAATGCGCTGGCCATCGGCGCTCGAAAGATCCGACGCGTCCGAGGGGAAGAGCAGGGCGAAGCGATTCCAAAGATCGTCCCTGAAGTCGAACATCCACCCCGGTCGGCCGCGCGTCGCCATGGTCATCAAGTTGCCATAGGCGACGTTGCCGCCGGACAAGTACCAGTAGCGGCCGTTGTCCTGGACGATGTTCGGGCTCGAGTAGCCGAGAGTGGTGAGCGCGGTCAGAAGCCCGTAGGGCGAGCCGGCGTACGGCCAGGTTGCGTCCCACGCGGCCTCGAGTCGCGCGGCCAGGGCCGGGTCCAGCTCGCCCGACCCGCGCGGCATCATGCGATCCGCGGCGGTTCGATCGAGGGCATCGGTGGGCGCCTCGACAGGTTGCGTGCCCTGCTCGCGGACGACCTTGCCGGGCATGCGCGCCAGGACGCCGAGGCGCGCCCGGTCGAGCATGTCGTCCTTGGCGCCCCCGAGCTCGCCCTCCCACACGGCGCCGTTTGGGCCCTGCAGCCATCCGGGGGCCAGATTGGTCTGATAGTCCCTGTAGCTCACTTAGATCTCCTGCCAGGTGAGTTGGTTGGCCAGGAGCGGCGTCGAGGTGTTGAGGATCGCGACCTCGGTCGACGACAGCGAAACGTTGGGGGAACCGCCGGTCAGAGCAGGGCTCGTGAAATCGATCGCTCCAGCGTCCATGATGGTCCGGATCAAATCGCTCACCTGCACGATGCCCCCGATGTCGGTGCTGTTGACGTACGCCTGCCAGGCGATCTGAGCAGCGGCCTGGATCGCCGCCTTTCGCCCGCGCGGCACCACGACCGTCCCAGTCGCCGTGATCTGGTGTGTGGTCGCCGCGCGCGCGATGAGAATGCGGCCGGTCGGGGTGAGCTTGTCGACGTAGGTCTGGACCGCGGTGACGTCGCCGCCCGAGACCGCGCCAGCGACGCCAGCCAGCGTCAGGTAGAGCTTGCCGAGGTAGCTCGGATCTTCTTCCAGGCGAACCCGGGTGACGTTAGCGCTCGCCGCCTTGGCCCACTTGATGTATCGGCTCGGAGGGACCACCGACAGATCGGGCCATCGCGCGACACAGCGCCCGCTGAGCGGCACGTCCGCCTCCTGGTCCTGCCCAATCGTGGTGATTGCGGTGCCCGGAGTCGCGAACGCGAAAACATCGCCAGCAGCGAAGCTCGGGGTGCCCGCACCATTTGCGAAAGCTACCGTCGTTCCGCCGGGCAGGGCATAGCTCGCGACGATTGTTCCTGCGGACGTCCACGTGAGGCCGCCATCTGTCGAATAGCTCCAGGCCCCCGCTGTCACCTGTCCTGCAGCGTCGATTCGAAGCAGGAAGCTCGTGGGCGTCGGCGGCGTGCCCCCGGAGGTGCGCGAGGGCGTGACGGTGCCTGTGCTCGAGCCGGTGAGCACCGGTGTCGTGAAGTCCGCCGCGGCATTGCTGATCGTCACGCCGGGCAGCGGGGCCAGCAACTGAGTGATCGTGCCGGCCGCGTCCTTGTACTGCGACCCCGGCTGCTCGGCGGCGATCGAGATGGTGAGCGTGCTGCCGGTGTTGAGCGTGCCGCCGGTCTTGGCCACCCAGCGGTTGCCGGTAATCGGGGATTTCGCCCAGAACGTACCCGCCGTGATGGTGTAGGGCCCGTGCGATCCGTCGCAGGTGAGCGTCAGGTTCTGAACCGCCACCACAGCCGGGCTGCGCGTGAGGTTGTAGAGCTTCTTGGCCACGATGGTCAGCCAGTCGCGCGTAGCCGCATCCGAGCCACCATCGGCGTAAACCGCTCCGAACATTCCTGGCAGCGCGCTCTGCAGGAGATCCGAGAGCGCCACCGCCTCGAGCTCGACATAGGTTCGGGTTGTGCCGCCGACGTGCCAGTCGGTGACGGGGAAGCCTTGGATCCCGCGCAGAACCGATAGCAGCTTCTCCTTGATGTCCGCGTCCGCGGGCGGCGCCAGGATCGCGTCGGGGGTCAGAACCGGCTCGGCCGCGTTCTCCTCGGGCAGGACAATCGACGGCGTTGTGACGCTCCCGGCGATCGGCTCCCAGTTGAGCAAGGTGGCGAGACTCGTGCCGTCGGCTTGCCCCGGGACGTAGCTTGGCCCCAAGACGACATTGGGAGAACCGCCGATGCCGATGCTGGCAAAATCGATCGCCCCTGCATCCTTGAGAATCTGCTGGAGGACGGCCAGCCGCACGATGCCGCCCGTGGGGACGGAGGCGAGATAAACCGCCCATGCCGCGCTCGCGAGTGTTTGAATGTCGGCGAGCTGGTCGCGCGGCACCTGGACGGTGCCGGTCACGGAGATCGCCCACACGTCGACCGACTGGACATTGACGAATTCGCCCTGATCCATGCGCGCGGTCAGGAACTTCTGTGCCGCCACGATGGTGAGCGGCGAGCACTTGCCGGCCGAGCTGCCGATGTAGACCAGCATCCCGCCCGACTGGTTCGCGTCGGCCAGGACGCGCACGCGGGTGATCTCGGGGCTGACGAAGCGCGCCCACAGCATCGCCTTGCACGGCGTGATGTTGTCGGACAGCGAGGGCCAGCGCGCGCGACACCGGTCGCGCAGTGAGGCGTCGGCCTCGGTATCGGAGCCCTGTTGAATGATCGGGCTTGCGTCGATGAAAAAGACGTCGCCCTTGATGAAGCTGAGCGACGCATCTGCCGCACTCGTAAAGAGCAAGGTGCAGCCGTTGCCGATATCGACCGAAGTGTCGGTCAGCGCGGCTCCAATCCAGTTCTTGCCGCCGTCGATCGCCCACTCGAAGATCGCCACGCCGACCTGTCCAGACGTGAGGATCTGAATCCAGAAACCGTCGGCACTGATAACTGCGGGAGCTGGCGTGGCGGTCGGAATGATGGTCCCGCGGGAATTGCCGCCGGCTATGATCTGGGGCGCAAAGAACGCGCGCGCGTTGAGCGCGGTCACGCCGGGGAGACTGGTCACAAGCGTCGCGATGGTTCCGGGCGTATCGGCATACGCCGCGCCGGGATTCTCGGCCTGAAAGTTGAATTGTCCCGAGGCACCGGGCTTCAATTCAATCGCGTCGATGTTTTGATAGCGATTGCCGGCCGACGAGATGACCCAAACTTCGCCGGGCTGTTTGCTCACCTGTACCGCCTGGGCGCTCGCGGTGAGGGTGATGCTCTGAATGGTGTACGTCGCCTGGTTCTTGTCGAGCTGGTAGAAGCGCTTCGCCAGCATCGCCAACCAGTCGCCGCTCGCCTCGTCGAGAAACCCGCCCGCTATGCCCGCCACCACGTTGGCGGCCGCGAGGTCGGACAGGCTCTGGCTCGACATGTCGACGAGCGCACTTTCAAGGCCGCCCTTGGCGGTCGCTGCCCAGTCGGATACCGGCAGGCCGCCGTTTTTCATGCCGGTTAAAATGCGCTGTCGAATCAGAGCACTCGTCTGGACGGTCAGCAGATCCGAAAGCGCGCGGGTCATGCAGACAGCGCCTCCACCTGAAGCAGATCAACGGTCAGCGCCGTCACGGCCAGGATCAGCTTGAACGGCCCGGCCGCTGTGTCGATGTCGATGCTGATCTTCATGGTTGCGGCGGCGATGTTGGTGTCGACTACCACTGTCGCATTTTGCACGCGCGGATCAGCTTCAACCTGTCCGCGTATCACGCCGTCGAGTTCTGCCAGCTTCGCCTGGTCCATCCCCGCGCTCAGCCACCGGCGGACGTCCACCCCGTAGGACTGGTCGTAAAAGAGGCCGTCGGTGGTGAGCCTTCTGACGATTGCGTTGCCGAGATTATCAAGCCCCGCGACCAGCTTGAGACTCCGCCCGACGTCGATCACGGTCGGCATCAGTTGCTCCCCGCGATTACGGCGATGTCCACGCCGAGGGTGGACTCGTTCTGATTCGCCGTCGGATTGGGAGCGGGCGCCGTCTGCAGGACGGAAGGAGAGCCCGCGGACGGCGCGCTCGGGCCGACCATCGGGCCGCACAGGATATCGACGCCGAGCTCGGAGGGCGCCTCGGTGGGCGCGAGGGCTTCGCCGATGCCCGGAGGCTGGTCACAACCGCATGCGCTCGAGGCGGTGTAAGCGACCACCTGGGTGCTCGGGGTTGTTTCGGCGGCGTCCGTCGTCCCCCCGGCTACATAAAAGCGCGTCGTCGAGTCTAGGCAAAACAGTGCCGCGCCCGGCACGCGCACCGCCACAGGGAGCGTGTCGAAGTTCGACCATGTCTCAGTGCCGGCGTTGAACTTTTCGATCTGCGCGATCAGCGTAGTTCCGCTGACCTCGTCGACGCCGCCAATCAGATAGGCTTCGCCCGCGCACGAGCCGCATCCCGCATATCCCTCGCGATACTGAGCTGGCGATGGGACGGAATGCCATGCATCGGCGTCGCCGTTGTAGACGAACGGGCGAATCGGAACGTCCACACCTAGACCCGCGTTGTACCCGGCTCGATTGCAGAGCAGTGCTTTTTTGGAACCGACGGAAACGAGCAGGGAGACATCCTGGTTATAGGTCGCGTCCGGAACGCCAGTATGAAACACCTGATACGCGTTCCATCCGCCGCCTTCGGTAAATCGGGACCAGGCAAACTCGTGAGATTCGTTGTCGTCGTTCAATGCGACGGCGAGAATGCTTCCGTCGGACAATGTGCAACACGTGACGGCCGCCACGTTTTCGCTGGAGACTCCAGCATAAGTCGCAATCGGGAACGTGACCGTCGACCAAGAGTTTCCGAGAGCGCTCCATCGGAAACATCGCGGTGGATTGCTGGGGTAGCCATCTCCGACCACGAGCAAAATGTCGCCATTGCTGAGCAGAAACGGCTGATAGTAAGCATCGGTGGGACCAGCCGGCGGCGCCGTAAATGTGGTCCAGGTCTGCGAGGCTGCTATAAGGCGATGACTGGCAGTGCCTGCTTGGCAACCGATGATCACCATGTCCCCGTTTGCCATCGTGACTGTGCCGCCGGCCAAGTTAGGCGTGTTGCCGCCGAAGTCTCCGGCCGACAAGCTCACCTGAGGCCGATCGGGCAAGTCCGTATGCGTTCCGTCGAGATGAAAGGCGCGAGTTTTCCCGGTACCCGTCCCTCCCGCTAAAAAGCCGCCCGTTACGATGATATGGGGTTGCCCGCCCCAACGAGCGAGGCCGATTACGGACTGCGACACCGCGGTCGCGAGAGAATCTGTTACGACCGGAGGCACGTCACCTCACATAGGCGTTCTTGGCAGTGGCTAGACCGCCGTCGAGGACGATTTCGAGCGCTTTTTCCGCTGCGTCGACCGCTGCCTTGGCTGGCCCGGGCATCGACGGGTCCGCCGCGACGGCCGCCGCAACGGCTTTTGCCCAGACCTCGAACGGCGTCAGAAACGTCGGCGCTTTGATTGGGGGCTGTGCGCCGAGCTCGCCGCCGACGAAGACCTGGGCCGCGTTGAACGTCATCTTGTCCACGGTTTCGCCGCCCGCCCAAAGTGCGACGAATGGCTTCGCCGGATCGCGGTTTTCGAAGCCGATCAGCATTCGCGCGCCGGGCCGAAAACCAACGACTGTTCCGGGGAGTCCTACCTGCAGATTGACGCCCGACATCCCCGGCAGATTTGGATCGTCGAGCTTGACGTCAACGTGCGTATCGTCGGTTTGACTGACGACTTCGGCCCGGAAAAGACCGGCGTAAACGGCGCGCGGATCTGCGGCGCCGACGAGCGCGAAAAGGCTCGCCTTGATTCGGTCCAGGATCACGGCTTGAGCGTATGTGGCCCCGAAACCGCGGTGAACTTCGGGCCCGAGCGCCGGCTGTGCATGCGTTCAGATTGACGGAAGGACTGTACGCACGAACACTCATTGAATGCGATGGTTGATGGTTTGCGCGGTCGTGATTGGTTGCGGTGGCGGCTCGGGTTCTGTCCGATCCGATCAGCCCGACGGTGGCGGAGTCGATTCGTCGTCGCCTCCTACCGACGTCGCATTGAAGGCATCGGCTCAAACACCCGAAGCGAGCTCGTCAGACGTTCAATCGCCGATGAGCATGAGCGATGCCGGATCGTCGAATTCGATGGACGCCTCGCCCGACGTCGTTGCCCCAGGTCAAGTCGACGCTGGCGGAGGAACAGACGGACAGGCGCCATCTGGGATAGTGGACATCATCCCCCCGCAGCAGCGACCGGCCTCGTTTCAGGTTGCAACCCAAGATTTTGGGTCGACGCCCATCGGGATCGCCGTCCGGCGGGACATCTACTTCACGGCCTATGACAACGACGTCCGCATCATGTCGATCGACGTTTCGTCGACCGATGGGCGCCTGGAGTTCTCGGCGGATCGAGCGCCAATCCTGCAGTGGTTGACTCGCCCGATGCAACCTGGTGATAGCTTCGCGATCCCAGCGTTTTATCGGCCGCAGGGATTCGGCGACAGTCGCGGTTCAGCGACGATCATCTTTACCCAGGGCAGCACGACCTACCGAGCGACCGTGGCGCTCACCGGACGGTCGCCGTCCGCTGACGCCGGCAGAACGGGCGACTAGCCCTCGACCCACACTGACGTCCGCGTTGTCTCGCCGCTGATTCGGTGCTCGACGTAGGACACCTTGCGCCCGCCGAGCAGCGTCCCCGGCAGCAAGGTCGGCTCCTCGACGCCGAGCTCGAGCGCGCCTATCGCCGGGTCCTCCGAGAGATCCTGGTAGTCCGTCACGGGCGCGAGCCCTGAATCCGGCCAGCTCTCCTGACCGACCCACAGCGTTCCGTCGGGCAGCAAGCGCCAGGCGGTCGCCGCCGGCAGCCTCGAGTCGGCCAGCAGCGCGCCGATCATCCGCCCGACCGACTGCCCAATGGTCGTCCAGGCGTCGAAGTTGAGCCGCAAGACCGAAGCGCCGGCCGCGCCCGAGAGCGTCTCGCCGGCTGTCGCCAGTAGGTCGAGGAGCACGATTCGCAGGCTGGCTCCGCGGTAGTGGCGAGGCAACGCGCGCTTGCCGAGGCCGTCAGCGCCCGCCACCATGCGCACATGAGCCGTGTCGAGCCACGAGCCGGAACGGTGCGCAGTGCCGACGAGCGTGGGCCCGCCGTCGATCGCGAGCGTGCACCTGCCGCTCGGCGCGTCCATCGTCGCCGCGAGATCCGCGTGCCACGCCCCGATGCGCGGCATGCAGATGCGCCCATCGTGAATGGGCACGCCGTTGAGCGTCGCGAACGCCACCGGCTCAGCTCACGCCGCCCTTGCGGTTCGGGGGCTCGCCGCCGGGCTGAACGGCCGTCGTGCTTGGCTTGGGCGGGACCTTGTTGCGCGCGGGATTGTACTGAGGCGCAAGCGGCACGACCGCCGAAGGCTTCACGGTCTTGGTCTTATTGTCGTTCGTGACGGCCACCCACTCGAGGCACTTGAACTTGATGACCTTGGTGTCGGGGACGGGGCCGTCTTTGGGCGGCGTCACGCCGATCACGACGGCGTTGTTGATGCCCCACAGGGCCAGCGCCGGGTGATAGATGGGCCGCGCGAGCTCGGAGCCCTTGGTCTTCTTTTTGTTCGGCTTCGTCCATAGCTCGGGCGCGACGGACTGCAGATACGTCCACTGGGCCTCGTGCCAGATGGTGCACTCGATCTCGATCGGTCCGGGCAGATAGCCGTTGACCGTGATGATCGCGCCGTCGACACCGCCTTGCTTTTTCTTCTCGAATGCCAGCGTCGGCGCGCCGTCGACCTTGCAGATCCCGGGCAGCTTCTTGCCGGCGAGCGTGGCCACGTCCCACGGGTCGGTCGAAAAGATGGCGCCGTCAGAGGTGGCGCCCTGCTTGGTGCCGAACGCCTCGGCGACGCCTTCTTTGCTCCAGAACGGAATCGGCATCAGGCACCCGCCTCGATCTGCGCCTGCTCGAGGGCGCTTTGGATGGTGGCTATGGTGATCGATTCGACGCGCGCTGCTAGCTCATCAGTGAACTGCTTGGCCGCGCCTTCGCCTTCGCCCGCGCCGTTGACATTGGTGGTGACGTTGACCGTGACCTGTATCGGCCCGAACGCAGCGCCCGACGCCGGCCTGGCGAACGTGCCCGGTTTGACCGAGTCGCTGGCGGCGAGCGTCGAGGCGACGGCTGCATCGACACGACTAGCGCTGTCCTCGAGACCGCGCACGTAGCCCTCCCCGGTCATTCGTCCGAACTCCTGGAAGACCTTCGAAGGGGAACGGATTTTCAGCTCCGTAGCGGCGGTGTCTTTCACCGCGCCGGTCATATCGACAGTCGCTTTTACCGCGCCCTTGGTGCCGTCGCGCAGGCCGCCGGCGAGACCAGCGCCGACTTCTTTGCCCGGGCTATATCCGAGCCCGCTGAACGGGTTGGCGCGATTGGCGGGGGAGTGCTTCTGGTCGAAGGTCACGATCTCGATGAGCGCCTTGGCAGCGTCGAGCGCCAGCGGCACGAGCTTGGTGATCGCCTTGGTGGTCAGCTCGATGAGGTCGGGCAGCCGTTCGATGGCTGCGGCGATCCCGGTGAACATCTTCTCGAGGTCGACCTTGCTGACGACGTCGACGAATTTGGTAAACGCCACGTCGAGCGATCGGGCGAGCTTCTCACCGAGGGGGCCTTCGGGGCCGAACAGATCGCCGATCTTCTCGATGAACGCCGTCATCTTGCCGAAGGCCGGGCTCTTCTCGATCTTCTCCATGAGAAGCTCGGGCACCTCGCGCAGATGCGTGATCTTCGCGGCCATGCCAGCCGATTGTTCGATGCCGGCATCCCCGAGGTGCGCGCGCTTTCCGGCGATGAGGGTATAGATCGACTCCAGCATGGCCCCGATCGGCGCCTTGCCTTTTTCGATCTCCTTTTTGAGCTCGGTCACGCCCTTGCCGGTGCGGGCGGATAGATCTTTGAAGAACTTCTCCGGCGCGTTCTCCTCGCCGATGCCGAGACGTTTGAAGAGCCGCCCCTCGACCCGACCCGTCGCCTTGATCATGCTGAGCGCCGAGATCGCCCGCTGCATACCATCCATCTTGTCGCCGGCCCGGGCCGCAAGGTCGAGAGACGCGGCCATGGCGCGCGGAATCTCCTCGGCCGCGAAGCCGCCGCGCAGAAGCTCGAGAGAAAACCCTTTGAGGTTCTCGCGGGAAAACTCGGTGTACTTCGCGATGCCCTCGATGTATTCGAGCATCTCCGAGCCTTCACCCGCGCCCAGGCTGATCTCGAAAGCCTTTGAAAAGCGCTCCGCCTTGGCCGCGGTAACGAGGGTTTCTTTGCCGAGCTCGATCACCTTGTCGACCAGGTGCTCGACCACTTCGTAGCCCTTCTCGAGCATTTCGAAGCCGAGCACCAGGCCGAGCGCCTCGGCGAATTCGTGAAGACCGTTCTTCACATACTCGAACTGGTGCCCGAGTTTCCACAGCGAGTGCTCGTGCTCCTCGTGCTTCCTGGCAGCGTGCCGAGATGCTTCGCCAGACTTCTCGAGGTGCTGGTCGAACTTGGTGAGCGTGCCGTCCAGGTGCTTGAGGGTCGCATCGAGTCGGTCGAGGACCTTGAGGCCCTCCGCAATGCCGTCGAGCTTGGCATCCAGCTCCATCAGAAATTCGAGTCCGCCACCGCCGGCCATTATTTCCTCGTCAGAAAATCGCGCACCACGCGCAGACAGCCGAGACCGTCAGCCACGAGCAGGGCGCCGGTCTCGGCATCATCCCCATCCTCGCCACGAACAAAGGCGGTCAGGCAAGCCGCCGCGTCGAACGGGTCCTTCTTCGACGCTTCGTAGCGCTCTAGAGCTTTTTTCTGGAGTTCGTGCGCGAGACGCCAGCAATGTCCACGAGCTCGGAGCCGAAGGTCTCGGCGAGGCCGGGCAGTCTGGCGAGCGTTGGCGCGAAGTCCTGTGGCGATGGGTAGACCAGGCAAGCACGGAATAGCGTTTCCATACAGAGAGCTCTCTGATCTGGATCGGTCCGCATTCTGTTGAAACGCTTCCATTCGCTTTCGCTGGGCGCCTTGACGATGACGTCGACGCCCGTGTCCGCGTTGAAAATTTGGTGGAGCTCGGCGCCGGGGTGCGCCTCCTTCAGTTTGGTGATTTGTTCTTCGGTGATCATGCGACGACGGTACCGAGGGCACCGCCGTCGCTAACTTCAGAACCCGAACCCGTTCGGCGTGGCCATCGGCACGAAGTTGTGGAGGATGGTCATCGGGTCGATGGTCAGCGTGACCTTGGACGGATCGGTGCCATCCTGGCTCGCGTCCTTGACGTTGGTGATGCGGCAGCCAACGATGGTGTCGGTCGTGACCGGCGCGTAGGGCAGCTCGGCGTAGACCACGACGATGTCGAACGCGGTTTCGCCGAAGCCGACGCCTCCCACGCCGAGGGTGAGTTTGAACTGTTCCCATTCGAGCTTGAGCATCTCGACCTCGCATTTGGGGTCCGCCTTGCCCCGCGTGCGGCCGATCTTCTGGGGCGCGGAGCCGTAGACCTTGCCCGGCTCGAGGCTGTCCTCGTAGCTGATCGAGGTGAAGCCCAGGATCTTGAGCCCATTGAACACGGCCTCGATGCTCGCGAACGAGTATCGGTGGCCCTGGATGAGCGGGTACGGAATTGGCGCTGGCATGGTGACCTCGCTTTAGTTCGACAGAGCCGGGTTGGAGAAACCGATGTTGGTGCTGATCTGCTTGGCGTAGAACAGCGGCACGAGCCGCACCGTCACGGGCAGATTGTTGGTCGACAGCACGTTGGTGGTCCGATTAACCACGACCGAGCTTGCGGAGGCATCGCCCGTGGCCACCACGCCGGCCTTCAGTTGCGAGTTGACCTTGGCCTCGAACTGCTGCGCGTCGCGCTCGTCGATGTAGCCTGTGGTCGCCTGTACACGCATCGAGCCGTTCAGGAACGGCAGCTCGCCCGCGCGCACGATGTTGCACGCGACATCCATCACCCGCCGCCGTTGCACCAGGCTATAGTCGCTTCCGCCCGGGGCCATGAGGTTGCCGTTGGTGATGTAGTAGCCCGGGCGCCCCTGGACCGTGCGCATCGTCGTGAAGCGCGCGGCGTCCAGGAATGGGGTCTTGACCTCGTCGCGATAGAGCGAAGCGACGTTCTTGACCGGCGTCGCCGAGCCGATCCAGGACGGGTCTTCGCCGGGCTTGATGCCGGCAATGTGAGCCGCCACGACCCACGCGCAGTTGCGGCGCAAGGTCCGGCCGTTGAGCGGCGAGACCGCGCCGACGTCGCCCGCGCAAACCATCGTGCGCAGTGAGCTGAAGCTGGCGAACGCCGCCGCGACCGTCGAATCGCTTTCGGCCGTCGGGCACTCGATCATGCAGAAGGCAAACCGGAATTGCCCCTGTGCCGTGGTCATCTGGGTGTCGACCACGGCCGCCTGTGCGGCGCTGCCGGCAGAGTTGGACGCGGCGCCGACGATGTGGCCAAAGCCCCAGGTCGGAGCCGCCGCGAACAGCGCGGTGAACGCGTTGGTCATGTCGGTGTTGTTGAAGCTCGCCGCCGTGGTCGTCCATGCATACGTGTCAGCCGCGGTGAACGTGCCCGAGAACACCGCCACCACGCCCGTGTTGGGAATGGCGTACTTGCCGGCGCCGCCCGGGGTTGCGATCTGCCCGCTGACGGTGTTGCCGCCGTCGATGGAGTAGGTGAACACCGCCGTCCCGAGCGCTCCGCCCGTGGTGATGGTGAGCAGAACCGAATAGGCGTCGAGCGGGCTCGAGGACTGGGTAATGTTCGAAGCCGCGATGCCACCGCCCGGATCGGTCGTGAGCGTGATGACGCCCGTGGTGTCGAGCGTATAGATCGACCCGACCACCCAGGTCGCCGCCGCGAACGTGATGCTGGTGAGCGTGCCCGGGATCGGGTAGGCGGACGCCGAGCTGACCACCGGCGCGCTGTAGGCTCCGCCGCCGATCGAGATCTGAAACTGCATGTTGGTCAGCGTGCCGCCGGTGCTGACCTTGATCAGAATCGTGCTTGCGGGCGCGAGCGACGCCGTGACGGTGCCCGTGCCCGGTCCCGTGTGGGTAATCGAGCCGTTCGTCCCGTAGGTGCTGGGGTTGACGGGGACGGCGTAGACCGGGCCGCCGGAGACCGCCAGCGCGTGCCCGATCGCGTCCACGAGGGGGCCCTGGCCGAGCGTGCTCTGCAGGACCGCCGGGTCAGAGAAGCCATAGACCTGCCCGACGACGCCGCTTGAGCACACGCCGATCTTGAAGTGCGCGTTGGCGACGCTGGCCGGCACGATGCCGAGGCCGTTGTCCTGGACTGTTATTTGTACGTCGGGGATTGCCATGGTGCTGTCCTCGTTGGGGTTAGCGAATCACCACGCCGGCCGCATCAGCGACGGCAGCGTCGAAGTCGGCCTCGGACACCTCGCGGCCCTCGGGCCAGTTGCGGAGCGCCTTGGCCGCCGCAAACTTCCAGTATTCGGGATTGAGCCGGGGCGGGGTGATGCTCGCCAGGTTGACGGTCATGGTCCCGGTCTGTTGATCCGCCATGCCCCGCACCTGCTGCGGCGCCGCCTGGATGACGTGCGGCCACAGGCCCTTTTGCTCGGCCCACTTCTCGATCGGCTTTACGGCCGCCACGTCACTCGTCGAATCTTCCATGGGCTCTCCTTATGGGATCGGCAGTACTTGCGCCGTGATCGGCATGGTGTTGATCGTCGCGTAGATGTCGAGCTCGCGCGTGATCGGGATTTCGATGGTCGTCTCGAGCACGTACACCCAACCCTTGCGCGTGGCGGACGACTGGCCGATCGACCAATCACCCGACACCTCGGCGTGCGCGCCGTATGCCTGCGAATGAATCGCGGCGACGAGGTGATTGCGTAGCGTCTCGACGGTGGGGATATCGTCGCCCCAGACGTGGCACTCGAGGTGTAGGTGCGCCGTCGCGAGCGGCCGCGGGTTGGCGACGGTATCGCCGCCCTGCCCATGGGGCCCGGCGATGCGCTCGCGCGTCGGCACGAATACGATGCGGGGCGGGGCGTCCTCGTCCTGCAGATGATCCGAGCCCGTCTTGAAGACCGGCACCGTCTGGGAAAGCCCCGTCATGACGGTGGTCATCTGGGTTTGAACGGCCGCGAGAAAGTCCTGGAGGCCCATCTACCGGGTCTCCAGCTTTTCGCGCACGAGCCGCTCGAGCTCGCGGTTCATGGCCTGACGCCAGATCGGGCCGAGACCGCCGGCCGCGTCGGGGACGATCTGCCGGCGCGCGATGCGCTTGGTGCCGTCCTGGTGGTAGCTGGCGTAATCGACGGGGATACGGATGCGGACCATAGAGCCGCCCGAAACGTCCGCGCTCTTGGCGGTCGCTGCCGCCCGCAGCCGGCCGGAGTCGACGAGCGGCTTATCCGCGCGCACGCCCTGGCCGCTGGCGATGCGCCGGCCGCGCGCGATGCGATCGCGGCGCCGCTTGCGAAAGACGGGCTTCCACGCATCGCCGTAGGGATTGCGCGATTCGCGAAACTCGTCCGCCAGCATCTTGGTGGCCACGGCCGCCAGCCGATGCACGGCCTCTTCCCGGAACGCGGGGCTCGTCACGAACCGCATCCGGCGTCGCAGGTCCGCCAGCGCCGCGAAGTCTCCACGCACGCCAGCCATGTCAGGTTCCCTGGAACGGCCAGACTTTGCCGTTCGCATCGCCACGGCTCGAAAAGCCGCGCGAGGCCGACGAGATCACCATCGGCCCGTCGGTGGCATGGCCCTCGCTTGCGCCCGAGGAGCTATCGGTCACATCCGGCGTGATCGTGCCCTTGGAGACGAGCGTGCACCAGGCGAGGGCGTCCTTGTAGCGATCGCGAATGCCCGGATCCCCGCCCGACTCGGGGTTGTAGCCCCGGCCGACCATGAGCCGGTAGATCGCGATGTTCGCGCAGTGCATGGCGACGTCGGTGCCGACCTGCACGAAGGGCAGGGTGAATGGGTCCCGGAAGTAGCCGTCCATCTCCCGGGACGCCTTGTCGATCGCGTCGGTCTTCTGCTGGGTGGTCACCCCGGACAGAGCCCCGGCGTTGATCTGGTTGTCCAGATCCGTCGTCGAGGCGTACTGAGTGACCGGGGCGGGCACGGGCTACTTCTTTCCCCGCTTGCCGCCTGACTGCTCGGCCTGATCGCCACTCGTGTCAGCGGCCGACTGGGCGCTGCGAGCGGCGTCCAGCGCCGCCTGCAGCTCGGCCACCTTGGCCTCGAGAGTCGCGTTCTTGGCGGCCAGATCCGCCGCCTCGGCTGCGTGCTCGGCCGCTTTGTGGCGAGCGGCGTCGAGCGCCGCCTGCGACAGCTCGGCTTGCACCGCGCGGCCTTCGACCACCCGCAAGACCTGGTCGCCCAGAATCTCGCGGTAGGCCGACTGGCCGATGCGCGTGGGGTTCGCGCGCCGGACCTTCTCCTTGCGGCCGGTGGTGGCGTTGACGGTTTCGACCTCGATGCTGGTCTCGGGGTCGAAGGTCACCGACCCGTCGGGGTGCTCGGTCTTGAAGTCGACTTCTTGATCGAGCACCTCGACGCTGACGGTCTCGCCGGATGGCCAGAACCGGTGCGCTCGGCACCGATTCGGGAAGCCCGGGCGAGCCAGGGCTTGGACCTGGATGATCTTCATGACTACGGCACGGCGCGGGTCATGAGGAACGGCAGCCCGTAGCCGCCCACGCCGCGCGCCTCCACGCCGTAGGTGAGCTTGCGCTCGCGGAACACCGCCGGGTTCTGCGGGTCGATCATCTGCACCGGCGTCGGGGGCTTGCGCTGTTGGAAGATGAGCGGCTTGATGCGGTCGGTGCTGGCGAGATACCAGACACCGGCCGTGTCATCCACCAGGCGCGGCATGATGATCGGCCTGACCTCGCCGACGTTGACGTTGCTGGCAGCGGCACCGCCAACGTTCTCGGAGGCCGCCACGTTCTTGATGGCCTGGGCGATGAGCGCGCCCTTGCAGATTTCCATGGCGATCTCGCGGTTGCCGGGCCCCGTGATGAGCAGGGTCGGCGTCACTTCGAGCACCTTGCCCGACTCACCCTTGAACTGCTGCATCTGCGCGTACACGTAGTTGAAGTTCGCCTGCGTGAGCGGACGCGAGGTGAACGAGTTCGCGTAGGTGCCCTTGGACGAGTCGTCGATGTCGACCGGGTGGGCCAGGTCGAAAAAGTTCTGACCGTCGTAGCACAAGGTGGTGTTGCCGTTGATGAGCACGCTCGTCATCAGGTCGTCAGGCCACCGCGCGGCCGCGTCGCCCAAGAGCTCCGCCTTGCGGCCGTAGGCGCCGAGCTGGTCGTCCTCGATGTCGTTGCGATCGACCTCGAAGGTGTCCTCGTGGTCGTCGTTGATGAGCGAGTAGGACCGGAGCGCGATGTTGCGCGACAGCTTGGGGCCGACCCACTTGCGCAGGCCGGGCAGCTCCGCGAGCCAGGAGTACAGGTTCTGCTTGGTCCCCGACGGAACCAGCTCGCAGAAGTCCTGCCAGTACGTTTTGCGGCGCTTGTAGCCCGCCTGGTAGCGCATGTCGAACTGCGTCTGCAGCGCGGCGATATTTGCTGGGGTGATATCCATGGTCGTGTTCTCCCTGTGTGTTTCTGCGCTACGCGGTTAGGCCACGGTGACGGTGCCGCCGATGCCGGCGAGATCCCAGCCGGTGCCGTTCCATTCGAGCTCCGCCGACCCGTTCGCGTTGGCGAAGGTCAGGGTGGCGAAGTTGTTCGGGTGAGCGGGCGTGACGACGCCCTGGGGCGTTGAGGTGGCCGAGCGGCAGAAGATGGACTTCCGCTGCCCGATGAAGAGACCATCGGCGAGCGTGTAGGCTTTGGTGCCCGACACGGCCAGAATCGACGTGCGCTTGCCGACGGCGAGCGCACCCGACGCTGAGATCTGCTCGCCGGCCCCGGCGATCGCGTCGGCCAGCGAGCCGATCTGCAGCCCGACGCCGACGAAAACGCCGGCCGTATCGACGCCCATGATGATGCCGGCAAGCGACCTGGTGCCGCCGTTGTCCGTCTTGGCGACGGTCTGGTCATCGACGACGTAGCAGGGCTTGCCCACGTCGGTCGAGGCGATTAGATCGCCCGAGCTCGAGTTTCCATAGCGGAACACGCCCTGCTCGGCGCGCGCGGTGAGCGCCCCGTTGGAGCCGCCCGTGTTGTCCAGCACCGGCGTGAACGGCTGCTGGGAGCTGAATCGGCCGACGACCTTGAGGCTCAGCGTCGCGCCGAGGGCCTGGGTGAAGTAGCCGGTTGTGAGATCGAGCGCCAGCATCGCGCCCTGGTACACCTTGGCGTTGGCCTTGAGAGGGCAGTCGATGCTACCGAGAACGACCTCGCTCGGCCCGAGTCGTACGGTATTGCGAGCAGCGGTTAGTGCGGACATTTGTTCTTCAGCTCCTGTGAGGGGGTTGGATTACTGGGCCGCCCGGGCGAGCGCCTGTGCTTCGATCCGCTTGGTCTGGAACTCCTGGAGCTCCTTGAGATCGGTGCCCATGAGCTTGGCGACCTGGATGTCCGCCGAGGTGAGCACCGCGGTTTGCGTCGCGTTCTGGCTCGTCGCCTGAGTCGAAACCCTCGGCGTCATCTTCTCGATTCGCGCGGTCAGCCAGGCGACGCCATCGCGCGAAAGCTTGCCGCCGCTCATGCGAACGACGTCGGCTTCCCAGTCGGCGCGCTCGGCGGGCGCGATCTTGCCGTCGGTCCCCGCCTTGTCGAGAATCCCCTTCACCTCGGCAGCCAGGGCCGCCATTTCGACCTGGGCCTTTTCGGCCTTCAGTTGCGCAGTTTGCGCCGCCTCCGACTTCCACGCCTCGATGACGCCCAGGGCGCCAGCTTCGCTCGTCTGGCCGGTCAGGGCACACAGCTTGGTCTGAGACGCGCTCAGCGTCGCCGTGAGCTGGGTCTTGTCACCTTCGAGGGCCGAGAGCCGGGCGGTCAGCGCTCGGCACTTCTCTTCCATCTCGTCGAACTTCGCCTTGAGTGCCTTGTACTGCTCTTCCCAGTTCATGTCGGACTCCTTGTCGTCAGGGTCAGCCGTGGCCGCCATGAGCCCGTCGATCGAGTCCATGGCTGGGTTGTTGGTGAGTGCCAGGTTCACGAACTTCGTAACCCGCATCGTCTCGCCGTCGAACTTCAGGACCGGCGAATAGAATCGGTACTTGGGCGCGCCCTCGGCCGGCGCGAGCAGCTCGGCCGCCTCCTTGGTCCAAGAGCAGTTCACCGCCCACAGCTCGCCGTTGCGCACCTCGATGGAGCACCAGCCGGCCGCCGGCTTGGGCCCCGGCTCCGACTTGAACGTGTCGTGCTCATAATCGATGACGACCTTGTCGAGGCCCTTGGCCGCCCACGCGGTCATCACGGCCTCGGCCGCCTGCGCGTCGAACAGGAACGTGCCCTTCTCGGTCTGGTTGGGGCCCGCCTTCAAAATCCGAAACGCGCTCGGAGGGCCGCCCTCGTTGGGCAGAGCCATCACGGGCCGCGCGGATAGCAGGACTCCCCGCTTCATTGTCCCCTCCAGCATCCGAGGCGGGGGATCAGCGATTAACTTTCCAAACGGTCTTGCAGAATCTCGGCAATCGAGTCGGGGTATTTCGAAATATCGGGCTCCCAGTCGCCGCCGACCGTTGGCGGAGCGCCGAAACCGTCGTCAGCTTCGACGTCGGGCGCTTCGTCGTCGATGCCTTCGTCTTCGGCCTCGTCAGGTGTAAGCGGCGTGATCTGACAGCGACAGGAGAAATGCAGCGGCGGGTGGATCGACTCCCACGCGGGATCGTCGGCCGGCAGCACCGTGCCGTGTGCAGGTGAGCAGATATCGCACTCGCGGTTGTCGTCGACGTCGTCGAAGCGCCAGTAGGGACGGGACTTCTTGACCGCGGGATGCGTGAGGATCTCGTGCCTGCCGGCGTTGTAGGCGCCGAGCGTGTTGGTGCGAAAGATCGTCTCGAGCCGCGCGGCATCCTCGCCGCCCCATGCGGCTTCGAGCCGTTCACCGATCTCCCGTTTGAAATCGTCGAGCGTGGTGCCGTCTTTGATGGCGCGGTCGATTGCCTCCCAGGCGTCGGCGACGAGATCGGCCTGGGCGACGCCGCTCACCTTGAACGCGAATTCCCGCTCCTGCTCGACCATCGCGTCCCAGACCGATTCGGGAACCGGCACGCGTTTACGAAACTGCCGGATGGCTTCGCCAAAGCGATCGGGGTCGTCCGTGACTTCGATGCCGGCCACAGGTCAGCTCGAAAGCGGCTGCGCGCGCAGGGCCATGACTTGAAGATGCCCGTTGCAGTCCTTGTCGGCGCAGCGCTGGCGATGCAGGAACACATCGCCCGGGTTCAAGGCGATGAGGCCGGGAGGGTCGGGTGATGGGTCGGCCGGCGCCTGTGCTCGCGCCGCTGCCGGCGCAGATGCGTAGACCGTCAGCCAACCGTCGTCTTCGGGATCTCGAGTCATGCGCGCTCCTTTGGGCCGAAGCCCCCGGCGGTCGCCATCGTCCGGCATGTCAGGAGCCACCTCTCCCCGGGGGCCCGAGCGATGGCTTTCAGACGCCGCCGGTCACCTGATGATCCCGCCCCCGCAAGATCTTCAGACTGCTTTGGGATCGGCGTTGCGGCTCGCAGCTTCGATCTTCGCGGCCTCCTTGCCGTGGTCGGCAATGCCCTGGCCGATCACGAACGCCATGAGCTGCGCCATGATCCAGTCCTTGTGGGCCTGGTCGACGTACTTGTCGGGCAGGAGTCCGACGAGCGCGCCGAGGATGGTGATGGTCAGCTTCTTGTGATCGGCGATCCAGTTGCGAACGGCTTGCATGGGCCCAAGGGTGAGCGCGACGGGTGCGCCGGCTAACTACGGCCGCGGGCCCCGGGATCGAACCAGGCTCTCCGGCCGCCAGGGCGCGCGCAACGTTCGAAGCACCCATGCCTGAAGCGCCCGCGGCCGGCGCAAGTACCAGAGAACCGTACGTCGCTTCCGGTCGCGCGCCTGCTGACGGCGGAACCAGCGGCGAACCGCAGGGTGCGGATGAGCGGGGATGAGGCTCCTCACGCGCCCGTGACTTCGCCGTTGGTGATGAATCCGTGCCAGCGACAACCGTCCTTGTCCATTCGCTGGATGCTGGGCGTGAGCGTCAGTGTCTCGAACGTGTCGCCGGTTCGCTGCCAGCCCCATGGCTCACCCGTAGCCGATACGTGGAAGGGCGGGCCGCCGTCGAGCGGATTGAGGAACGGAACGAACAGGGGCAGGCATGCGGGATTGCCGCAGGGACAATCGCACTGGACGCCGCATCCCGCACGTCCGTCGGACAGAGCGAGAAATTTCGGGTGGAGGTCGGTCAGCCTCATCCGTCTGTCTCAGATGTCCTGGACCGCGCTCAGCCGCCCGCCGAGGTTGGCCATGAGCCGCGTCTTCTCGACGACGCGCGCGAGCCGCTGCGGGTCCATCCCCTTGAACTTGCGCACGATGCGCGCGCGCAGGTCGTCCCAGTCGGACGCGGCGTCGATCTCGGCCTTGAGGCCGACAAGATCAACGGCGAGCGCCCGCGCGGCGAGTTGCTTGGCCCGGTCCGCGAGGCGATCGGCATAGAGCTTGGCCCGTCGCTGTCCGGCCGGCGATCGCTGTGCGCGCAGCTCGACCTGATGTTCGGCACGCTGGGCGAGCCGCATGATCGCGACGGTGACGTCGATGTCGGCCGTCGCGCGAATCTTGCCGGTGCCAGTGCGACGCTTGAGCTTGCGCTTGAACTGGTCGACCGGAATGACGCTCATGCCGAGGATCGCCCGATCGCCATCGTTGCGGTGAGCGACGTAGCCCGCACGCGCCGCATCCGCCGACGGGAAGCCGAGCATGACCTTGTCCTCGTCGTGCGCTTTGAAATCGGGCGCCTTGCCCTGATGGACAACGTGGACGTCGCGCGCGTTCGCATCGGGCCCGACGTACGCGTCCAGCTCCTCGTCGTCGGTGCCGACATGGCCCTCGATGAAGCCGTAGTCGTGAACCATCTTGGTCGAGCCGATGACGCCGCCCTCGGGCCCGGGCTCGCGCCAGATTCGAGTTGAGCCGGCGGGGTGCTCGACGGCGATCGGCAGCCCCTGGAACTCGTATCGCTTGACCGGCGTCGGTTGCGGCAAACGGGACGAGAGCTGCGCGGTTTTCTTTTTCGGCGGGCCTCCTTCGTTGTCGTCCTTGCCGCCAGCGCCGCCGTTGTTGCCGGCCGCGGCTGCCGCCTCTTCGGCCTCGACCGCTTCGCGCGCGGCCTGCTCCTCTTCGGACAGCATTGGCACGCCGAAGCGATCCAGGATCGCTCGCTCGTCGACGGGCGCGCCCGCGAGCTTGAGCGACTGGATGCCGTCGCCGATCGCCTTGAGCGCAGCGCCCTCTTTGCCCTCGTCCTCGGGTGGCTCGACGGCGAAGCTCGGCCGTGGGGCGAGATCAGGCGTACCGAAGTTGTAGAACGCCCAGTGGGTCAGAACCTGATCGCGCAGCACGTTCGCGATGCGGGCATCCTCGAGCGCCTTATCGATGCGGATGAGATTTTGAATCTGCCCGAGCGCACGGCTGCCGCCGTCGGTGCCACCTTCGGTCGTCAGATTCTGGCCGAGCACGGCGACGGCGATATCGACGTCGAGCTCCTTCTTGAACAGCTGGAAGGTCTCGTGGGTCTTGGCCTCGGCCTCTTCGTACTCGACGTCGAAGCTGCCCTTGTCCTTCGGAAGCTGCGGCAGGCCGATCACGGCGTCGCTGGCGATATTGGACAGATCGTTTTGGAACTTGCTCTTGAGCGTCGCGTCCGAGTCGGCCGGGTACTTGCCCTTGATGATGGGCATGCCGTGCCGCTCGTTGTAGCGGGCCCAGTCTCGATAGTCCCAGCCGCGCATCAGGTATTTGTCGGCCAGAGGGCGAATGAGACCGTCGAGCCAGCCGTACTGATACCCATAGGGGGTATAAATCACCCATTTGCCGTCGGAGTACGGTTGCGAGTCGACGCGCGGCAGACGGACCAGTCCCTCTGCGGTGAGGAGGACGTAGCGCATCTCGGCCCAGTCCCAATAGACGAACTGGGGGTGCCAGATTTTCAAACGCGGCAGCCATGCCACGCGCTCGCGCTTCGATGCGAGCTGGACGCCAGGAGCGATCGTCGTCCACTCGCGCATGCGCGCGTTTGTGTCCCAGACGATCTCGGCGAGGCCGAAGCCGAGCTTGTTACCCCAGGAGGACAGAGCACCAACGACCTCGCTCGGGAAAATTCTTTCCCACAGGCCCGCCTCGTCGTCGCTGCCGCCGATCAAATCGGCCGCTATTTTGGCTTTCGCGCTCGCGTTGGCGGGCTTGACCTCGACGGGACTCGCGAGTAGGGCGCCGACGCGAGTTTTGAGCACACCGCTGATGCGATCGTCGCGCATCATGGCGTCCGCAAGCTGGGCGGACGTGAAGAAATACCCGCGATCGTGCGTCTGCAGGATGCTTTGAATCCCGCTGACCGAGTCGACGCCCGCGATGGTGTTGATCGCGAGATCAGTGAATGAACGACGGGCGCCTAGGCGCAGACGTAGGGGCTCGTCGTCTTCGGGGGTCATTGCGTTTCACTTTGCTGTTTTGAGCAACAGACTTAACAGCGCATTCACGATCATCACCATCCACGCCATCGCCGGCATTCACGCCGTTCGGTTCGCCATCAGATCCGCCGCCTCTGTATCCCGCTCAAGTCGACCGTGCCGTATTCGGCCTCGAAGCCCTCGTTCCATGCGCCGCTGAGCGCGTCCACCTGGTCATCATGCCGATCGCCGACGCCCGTGAAGTTCGTGACCTCGGACAGGAAATCCTTGAGCCACGGGACGGGCCTGGCGTCTGTCGGCTTCGGCACATAGACGCGGCCGGCATTCCACGCCGTCGCGACGGGTTGGCTTCGCGTGAATTTATCGCCGAGCGGGGCGACCTCGGTGATGCGCAGGTCCGGATCGATCTCCTCGAGCATCTGCGGCACGGCTTTGAAGCCGCCGACTGATTCAACAGCCATGCTGGGGTTGCCGTGCTTGAGTTGGAACGCGCGCATGTCGCGCACAAGCTGCGGGATCGGCACGCGCTTCTTATAGACGTCGAGCACCCACGCTTCGGTGTTGGCGCCTCGGCCTTTCATTGCGAGCGCGACGATCGCGCTGGCATCGGCGGATGTCTTCGTACTGGCCGCGGGGTCCGCAAACAGCGACAGCCGACAGCCGTCGATCGAAAACGTGTCCTGGTCGTAGTAGTGCTCGGTCCCGAAGACCGACGCGCCCTTGGGCCTCGGCCTGCCCTGGTAGAGCGAAGCGAAGTCATATTCGCTGTAGACGTTTTGCGGGAAGTACGTCGCCGGGTAGCGATCGGGCCAGAGAGCCTCGCCGGGCGCGCGGCCGAGCGGATCGTTTTCCTCGGCCAGCGCCGGGATATTGATGTAGTCCCATCCATGGTCGGTGACGAGACGGCCGATCAGGTCGTCTTGAACCCATCTCGTGTGCACCACGATGACCGACGCGCCTTCGAGCCGGGTCATGGTGTCCGACGTGAACGTCTCCCAGATGTGCTCGCGTTGAATCGGCGATTCGGCGGCCTCGCGTCCGGGATATGGATCGTCAACGACCAGTAGCCCCGAGACGCCGTAGCCAACGAGGCCCTTGTCCGAACCGGAGGCGAGTAATCCACCGCCCTGCTTGGTGCGCCACGAGCCCTTGCGCTGCAGAGTTCCGAGTTCAGCGCCGCCCTTGACGGCGTAGCGCCTGATCGATTCGGACTGGTCCTCGGCGAACTGGCTCGATTTGCCGACGTAGGCGCAGACGTCGGTCGGGCTCTGGTTGAGCCACCAGGCGATCGCGCGCTTGATGGTTTCCGTTTTCCCGTGACGCGGTGGGTAAGACACGCAGAATTTCCGGGGAGCCCAGCGGGCTTTTTCGATGCGTGAGATCAGCGGCTCGAGGTGCGGGAGGAGCGGCTCCCACGGAACGACGCGCTGGAGAAAATCCCGGATCGGCTCGCGCCCTCGCAGCCGTTCGCAGAGTTCGAGTTCTTCGAGCTCAAGGCTTGTCAGCCGGCGGGGGCGACTCGCCACTTGCCAACTCCGATTGCGCCCGCGCGCGCAGCTCTGCCAATCGCTTGCGCATGGCCGCGGTGGTCATGACGTCGAGGTTCGATTCGGTTTCGATCGGACCCCCTTCGGGTCCCGACATTTCGACCCGCTCGGGGGGTTTGCCGAGGCAGTACTGGTAGATGAGGTTCTTGCAGGCGACGGTGTTTCGATCGCGCCTGTCGATCGCGGTCGCGTAGGTCGACGAGAACAGCAGATCCATTCTCGTCTTGTCGCCGCTCTCGCCGCCCCTGGTGGTGATGGGCTCGGACATGAAGTCGATTAGCGCGTTGACCAGGTCGGCGCGCCCGCTGCCCTTGGGCCGGCCCGGTCCGCCCTTGCCGCCCTTGCCGAATCGGCCCTTGGCATCTCGGTTGCTGCGGGCCGATTTCTGGCCGTTTTGTTCAGTCGCGGTGGAGTTGGAATCTGGGGGTGGTTTTCCCATGGTGAGTCCTCTCAATCGCCTTCGGAAGACGCCGCCTGGCGCAGCATCTCGGCTTCGAAATCACGCGCGAGCTCGGGGTCGACCTTCTCCCGGATCTCGGCGAAGACGGCCCGCTCCATCTTGAGAGCGGCGACGTTGGTGACGTTCATGAGCCGGCCGAGCTCGTCGAGCAGAATCCCGCCCCGGTCTGCCACGTCGAGGGCGCAGGTTTCGGGGATCTGGTCGGGCTCTAAGTGTGGGAAATTGTACTTGATTGAGCCGGTCTCGGGCAGGACGTCGAGGTACAGGTGATAGGCGCACGACACGAACGGGCAGGGGCGTCGTTCGGCCAGGCGCTTGAGTACCGCGAGGGCGTCGGCGGGCGCGATATCCAGGACTTGTGCGACGCTCCAGATTGCGAGTGCGAGCCGCTCCTGTGATTCGATTTCGAGACACGGCTCGGCCGCCAGCTTGGCTTTGAGGCGGCTCACCACGGCCATGGCCGCGTTCTCGTCGTCCGACAGCCGGCACTCCTCCCGGTCCCTAGGGCGTTGGTCGTAGTAGACGCGGAGCCGGAATCGCTCGGTGAACTGCGCCAGGTCGAGTCGACGCCGCAGGACGGAGGCAGGGCGGGGGGCTTGGGTCCACTTGCGATTGGGCTTGCGGTCGATGTCCGGGCGGCAGTCGGGGTTATCCGGTGGGGCGGGCGCGGGTGCGGCCGCGACGAGTGACAGCGTCATTTCGAGTTGAACCATTAGGCGAATCGGAGGCGGTTCGGGCGCTTCGTGGCCGTTCGTTTGTTTCGAGTGCTGCCGGCTGCGCCGTATCGGAACCTCCACCTCCAGGGTTCCGGTAAACGCGAAGATGCAGACTTGGGTGGCCACTCGTGCGTCATCCCGATGAATCCAGCTCGCGCTCGAGCAACACCTGCCCGCTTTCGATCTGGACGACCTGCCAGCCCTCGGCGCCCATCTGGTTGAGAAGCTTCAGGCCCTCGTCGCCCGTCATCATCCGACGGCCGTCGGCGGCATTGGGATCGTCGCACCAGAGCGGACGCAGGGAGTACTCGAAGCGTCTCACCTGGCACCCTCGACCGATGACTTCTTCGTCCCGGGGTCACAGATTCGGCACAATGTTCCCAGGTGGACAACGCGATGGTGCAGGCACTTTTTACAGTACGGCAATTCGATTTTGTGCGTAGGCCTCGATGCTTCTTTTTGCAGACGCTCGCGGAGTTTTCGAAGCGCCTTCCCTTCAATTTCCCTAACCCGACTCGCGGAAATCTCTAGCGCTTCACCTGCCTGTTTCAGGGTCTTATTTTCTATAAACCGTTCGACAAGGACCTCCTCTTGCCTTGGTGTCAATGATTTTATGGCGGTTATAAGTTCATGTTTGTTTTCTCTTGCCTCGATTTCATGGTCTGGTCCGGGACTCAGAATTCCTTTCGTTAGGCGTTTTAGCTTCTCGCCGTCTATCTCAATTTCAACAACCGGATTTACTATGGATAAAACAGCATCTGGCCATAGATCAACTGGCGTACAGTTGTGAAATTTGGCTAGCTTCTCTGCCGCACTTGACCACCCAAGTTTCGGAGAATACTCGTCGGCAAGCTCTTTCAATCCCGAGTGGTCTTTGCAAAGCCAACTGGCTGGACAGATCGGACGGCTACAGTGTGGGATCTTACACACTCGCAGTCTCGCTATGGGTGAAGCTTTTAAGCCTTCGAGACGCAAATACGTCTCATAGCCAACGCCGGATTTTTCGCCAATCTCCCGAGGTGTAAGGCCGGCTTTCAATCGTCTAGCCCTGAGACAGTTGTTCCTCGCTCTGATTGTTAGGTGGATGTCGGGCTCGGCGCCGGGGCCATCGTTCGACATGAGCAGTGGGTGACCATCGCGCTCCTCGTTTCTCATGGTTCCTCTGCTTCCTCGACCCACTCGATTACCCGCTCGATCGCCAGCTCCACCCGGACCGGGATCTGCCCGGTGCACATCCGGTAGAGCCGGGACACGCCGGCCATGGCGCCGAGCGGGAAAATCGCCAACCCCAAGCGAAGGTAGTACTTCACTGACTCTCCGGAAAATCGGGCGTTTGGGCGGGCGGCTGAAACAGCGGGCGGTCGAGAGGCTGTAGCCCCGCGCGCAGCAGCGTCATGGTCAGGCGTCGGCGCACCTTGTCGATGCGCTTGCGAAGGCCATCCGTGTTGCGGTGGAAGTTGGCCTCGGCGTTTTCCCAGTCGCCAGCGATGCTCGTGAGGAGCGCCTTGCGCTTGACTGTGAGCGACTCGATCTGGGCCTTCGCGTGGTCGCGGCTCGCCTCGTAGGCAGCGATCTGCCTGTTGAGCGCGGGCAGCACGCGGCCGGTGATGTCATCGAGCTCGGCCCGTAGCTGGTTGGCGCGCTCCACGGCTTCGTCGCGTTCCTGGGAGATTTCGGATATGCGCCGCTCGCTCTTTTGCAGCTCAAACGTGGCGCGGTTGCCCCAGCCGTCGATCTGGACGATCCCGGGCGAGTCCTCGGCCTGGGCAGCCTTGGCCTTGAGGTCGTCGACGATCTGCCGGCGTCTGGCCAGCGCCTGTTCCATCTCGTCGAGCTGGCGCTGCAGGGCTGCGGTGGCGCGGGATACGATCGGGCTTTGCGCGACGGCCGGCGCTGGCGGGTCGACCTTCTTGACCGCCATCGACTCGAGAAATTTCCGGAGCTCTACGCGCGCCCGGCTCATGGTGCGCGGGCAGATGTCCTTGTAAGCCTCGCGGGTCTTGGCGTCGCGCCCCTCGATGAAGCCCCGACCGCCGCACATCTCGCACGACGGGTTGGTCCAGGACAGCACCCATGGCTCGGGGACGCTCGCCGAGCCGATTCGGACGCGCTTCTCGGCGGGGGGTTGCACCTCGGCCGGCGCTGGGGCGGGCGCGGTCGGCAGGGGCGGGTCGAGCTGTTGGACGGGCTCGGCTCGTTCGGCTTCGGCTGACTCGAGATCGGTCACGGCTTCACCACGCCCGTGCCGGCTAACTGCTTGATGTCGTTGATCCAGTGATCGAAGCGCTTGAGCTGCTCATCCGGCCCATCGATCCGCAGTTCGTCAGTGATAAAGCTGCTGCCGTTGAAAGTGCACGAGGCCCACACGACCAGATTCCCTTGGGCATTGAAGCCGCAGTTGGCGATCGCGTGCTTGAACCCATGTTCCCGCATCGCCTTGAGAAGCTCCACAATCTTGGGATGAATGAGAGTCGAATTCACGGCGCCACTCCCGCGCCATCGCTGCGCTCGGCGCGATCGGCGGCCAGGCGCTCCGCGCGCATCTCCTCGGCCTCTTCTGGCGTGGTCGCGAGTCGCTGTTCCTCGGCGCGGTCGGCGGCTTCCTGGTTGGCGAGCTGGATACGCCGGCCGCCCGCCTTGGGGGCTTTCGCCGGTGCCTCCGCTTTCTTGGGCGGGGCGATGGTGTCCTCGATCGACATCTGCAGCTCCTCCGGGCGCATGGCGCGCTCCTCGACGACCTCGCTTGTGTCGAGGCGGACGATCCGGATCTGCTTGCGGACGACGTCCCGGGTCAGCTCGACGTCGATGTCCCGGTCCTCGGCCTTGGTTACGAGCTTGCGGTTGAGGGCGCTGATCTGGACGCGGAGTGTGGAGATGCGGCCGTTGATGAGGCGGTTGGCCTCGCGCTTCTCGAGGATGAGGCGGTCGAGCTCGCTAATCTGGCCGGACATGTCGGCCGCTACGCCGAGTAGGTCGGCGTCGAGCAGCTTGACGGGTAGGCGTTTGGTGAAGCGGCGGGTTTCCATGGTGGCGGTCCTTTCTCGGGTTATGAGGCGAACGACTGCTGCTCGGGTTCTGGGCGTGGTTGGTCGGGCGGATCGACGAGCTCGTAGGTTGCGCCACGCCACTCGGCGATGGCTTCGCCGAGTGGGCCGCCGTTGCGGTTCTTGGCCACAGCGATGACGCATCGGCCAGCCGCCTCGGAGCGGCGCCGCGACAGGAGCAGGATCACGTCGGCATCGTTCTCGACGGCGCCCGACTCGCGGATGTCGGTGATGCGGGGGTCGCGCTCCTCGCCAGCGTTTTCGGGGCCACGGTTGAGCTGAGCCGGGGCGACGACGGGGGCGTCCAGCTCCATCGCGATTTCCTTGAGCCCGGCCGACACCTCGGCCACCTCCTGCTCGCGCGTGCGGCCGCGCTCGCCGGTGCGGACCTTCTGGACATAGTCGACGACCAGGAGGATCCGCCGGTTCTGGTTCTCGACGCGGAACGCCCGGGCCTCGGTCCAGATCTGGGCCATGGTCGAGGCGTTCGAGATCGTGATCTGGCCGGGGCGCGATAGCTCGTTGCCGACCTGGTAAAGCCGCGTCCACTCGGGGCGCACTATCTCGCCGGTTCGTAGGCGCGCCGAGTCGATGAGCGCGCGTCTGGCAAAGAACCGCTCGACCAGTTCGCCGGGCGACATCTCTAGGCTGAAGATCAGCGTGGGAGCGTCCGCGTCGAGGGCGTTGAGCAGCGCCATCTGGCACGCGTAGGCCGTCTTGCCGATCGACGTCCTGGCCGCGACGATGTTGAGGGTCTTGGGCACAAGACCGCCGGTCAGGTAGTCCACCCCGGTGATGCCGGTGGACAGCCCGACGAGCCGGGCCGAGCCGCGCTGGCGCGCCTCCTCGCGCTCCTGGAACTCCGTGATCTTGGCGCTGACCAGGTCGGCGACGTCGACGCCCGGGCGGGTCCGCCCCTTGGAGATCTGCGTCAGCAGCTTCTGGCCTTCCAGCATGAGCCGCTGGGCATCGTCAGGATTGGTCTCGGCCTCGTTGGCGAGATCTGCGCAGATGGCGCGCAGCCGGCGCAGCGCCGCCCGCCGGGCCACGATCTCGGCGTAGGCGCGGACATTGGTGGCGCTCGGGGCCGCGGTCATGATCTCGGCGATCCACCCGAACGATCCCATCCCGTTGGCGGCTTGCCCCTGGTAGAGCATGCCGAGAGCCGCCCACACGCCGCGGGTGCGCAGCTCGTCCTCGAGCGTGACCGGGTCGACCTGGACGCCGCGCTTGTCGATTTCGAGCATGGAGTCCCAGACGTCGCGGTGCTGGGGCGCCACGAAGTCGACGGTGGTCAGCATTGAGCGGGCCTGGATGAGGGCATCGCGCTCGATGAGGGCGGCGCCGAGCACCGCTCGTTCGGCGGACAGCGCGATTGTGTCGTCGGGTTGCTGGTTCATGGTGCGGTGCTCGGCTTGGCGATTGGGTCGGGCGGGGTGTCGCGGCGGTCTTTGGGCGGACCGAGCTGGGGGGAGCGCGGCCAGTTGGCGGGGACTCGGATGGGCGGCGGGCGATCGGCGGGGGGCGGGCGGGCGCCAAGCGCGTTGAAGGCGTCGAGAAAGCTGCGCAGTGACCAGCCGTCGTCGTTGGGCAGCGAGGCGAAGATTCGGATTCGCTCGAGGATCAGCTTGGTCGCCTTGGCGCGCGCGTTGTCCGGGATGCGGCGGTAGAAGTCGGTCGCGTCTCGGTCTGCGAAGCGTCCGGGGCTGTAGAGGCCGAGCTCGGGATGCTTGTCCGACACCTCGCGCCCCAGCACGTGAAGCAGGTTCGAGGGGCTGTCGGGCATGACCTCGGGCGCCGCCGTTTCACGTGAATCACCAGGCTGTGTTGAATCGTTAAAATCAGAAGGGGGCGGCGCGGCGATTGCTACGCGCGCGGGCGCGTCCGGATCCCCTGGTCTTGACTTGTCTGGTCTGGACTGGTCTTGACTTGACTGGTCTTGTCTGTGCGGAACGTCGCCGGAACGTGCCGGAGTTGTGCTGGCAGCGTTCTCGCACTGTTCCGGATCTGTACCGGAACAGTTCTCGCGTTCCTCGGCACAGTGCGGGCACGTCTCCGGATCGCACTCCTTCTTCTTGTGGGCGCGGAAGACGCGCACCTTGGCGGCCTTGCCTTCCATCTTGGCGATGGCGCCTCCGGTGCGCTGCATCCAATTGTGAATGCGCTTGGCGCTGGGATCGTCGTCGATGAAACCTGCCTTCACCAGGGCCTCGTAGAGCCTTCCGTCGAGCGCCGGATAGCGGACAGCCAGCTCGATCTCGCCGGCCTCCATGCCGGTGAGGTCGCCGTCTGGGGCGGAGCGGCAGGCCCAGCGCCACAGGCGAATGGGGTAGATGTCGGCCTGTGGGTCTCGCATGATCGCGCAAAGGCGGAGCGTCTTGCGATGGCCCTCGTAGCCTTCGTCGATCTCGAGGTACATCTATCTGCCCTCCGCCATCAGCTTGTCCGCCGTGAGCAGCTCGCCGTCCTCGCCGACGAAGTAGACGCGCCTGCCGGGCAGCGCCTCGTCACCGCGCTCGACGGCGTCGGCGATCTGGCGAAGCGGACCGCACATGTCGAGAAGGGCGCGCCCCTTGTCCTTGCCCTCCCACCAGATGGCCCAGACGTGCTTCTCTCGGCCACTGTCGGCGACCACGCACCCCATCGGGGCCACCTCGACCAGAAACGTCGAGGTGCCCACGGCTCGCATTCGGATGAACGCCTTGTGGCGATCGGACCAGTGGTATCGCTGGCGAGCTGCGCGCAGGTGCTGGCCGAAGCTCATCGAGCTGCCTCACCGAACAGCTTTGCGCGGTCGAGTTGCTCCGTCGCGTCGGCGACCGCGTTCAAGATGCGCTCCCAGTCGGGAGCCTTGACGATGATGGTCTCGGGTGCGATGCACTGGCCCGCGATCATGCTGGGCCTAAGCGAAGCGAGCAGGTCCTCGAGAATTTGCTGGCAGCGGGTCATGGCTGCGCTCCCGCGTTGATCGCCGCCTGCTGGGCGTCGTGCGCTGTGACGAACCACTTCAGCGCCTCGACCAGCCAGAACATGGAGGGGGCCGGGCCGGTGCCGACGCACGCGTCCTCTCTTTCCCAGTCACGCTCCGCGAGCAGCTCGTACCAGGCATTTCGATCGAACGTCCCGCAGTCGATCGCCTCTCGCACACCGTCGAGAATCTCGGCCGCCCCGGCGATATCTTGCTTGATCTGGTCCTCGAGAAAGCTGACAACGTCGCCCTCGTAGAACCAGTCCTCTTTGCCAGCGCGCACCTTGCCCAGCAGGTAGTCAGGCGAGCCCACGGCGCCTCGTAGCCATGCGAGCGAATCGGCGTCCGAGTGCTGCAGGATCCAGTCGCCAACGTCGCCGTAGACGAATACGAAGCCGGGTCGGAGGATGACTCGAAACGAGCTGATACAGCTGTGCCGACGGCCGCAGCGCCAGTCGCCGCACGGCAACTGCGAAAGCTCGTGGTTGCGAAAATCGTCGAGCGCCGAAAGCCGGACGTCATCGCGTGTCTCGTCGCACGTGTTCATGCCGCCCTCTGCGCTTGCCAGAGCGACCGGACATGCGTGACCTGCTCCGCCTCCCAGCGCTTGAGCTCGCCGGCCGGAATGGCGCCGACCCAACCACGCCGCCCGCCGACGTCGCCGTGCCGCCCCTTGTGGTGGCACCACCAGGACAGGGGGATCGCGCTGTGGTCGTCGCCGTGGATCGTATGGTGGGCCTCGGAGCGGCCCTTGCAGTCGGGGTCGCGGCCATCGCAGCGGCATGGCAGGGTGCGGACGAAGGCGAGAAAATCTTCGTCGATCACCTCGTTCCGCCGTGGTTTCGCGCGTTTGGGTTTAAGCCGCGTCTTGCGCTCGATCGGGCCGCCGCGTTTGAGGGGCGAGCGCTTCACAGTTCCACCGCCGCCCTGGCCACTGCGTACTCGATCACGTTCACCCGAAACCGCCGAGGGCACGTCCGCTTGTTGTGGCCGCGGTCCCGGCAAAGGAGGCACTTCGGCCGGCGGTCGGTGGTTCGGGTGTATCGCGCCTTGCCGTTATGCCGGCGCCGGCAGGCGTCGCACATCGTCTGGGTGACGAGGGGCGCGTTGCCGCACGCTATGCACAGCCCGGCCTCCAGCTTGCGAGTGCGCCAGGCATTTTTCGAGGCGTTCGCCTTGGCGTTGATCGCGCGCTGGCAGTGCTTGTGGTACACGCGGCCGGCCGGCACGTCCGTCTTGCATCGCGGGCAGATGCCGAGCCGCTTGAGCTCGCGGTAGTAGGCGACGTAGTCCGCCCGTTGCTCTGCGCTGGTCATCGCGACTGTGCCCTCTGTTTCGGCGTCGGCTTCTCGGGCAGCTCGCGGTCGAGCTTCGCGATCAAATCGTCCTCCAGCTTGCCCAGATCCACGATGCCGGCCTTCGGGCAAATCACCTGGCTCACGATCGCGGCGTTGAGGCAGTCTTTCTCCTCCTGGCTAAACCGCGTCTTCACCAGCTCCCAGTCGGCGACGAGAATCATCCGATAGCTCATGCCGCCCGCCCGGCCGCGACGTCGTCCCCCTTGAGCACCCCGATCTCCTGCGCGATGCGAATCGCCAGGACCTTGTTCGGGTCCTCGGGGTCCATTCGGTCGATCTGCTCGAGGCCATAGTTGCAGGACGCGTGCGAGCTGAGCCGCAGCGCCTGGGCGATGTCAGTCGACGAGACATCGCCGATGGTGAGCACCCAGATGCAGATCCATCGCGCGCGTGCGATCTTCGGGTCCTTGCGCCTGGGCGAGCGCAGGACGGAGATCTCGATGCCCGTCGCCTGGGACACGAGCCGTATGACGTTGTCGATCTCCGGCGAGAACGACTCCTCTCGCTCGGCTTGCAGCACCGCCATAAGCGCGGTTCGGATCGATTTTTTCCGGTGGAACTCCGCCACGAAGATCTGCTCGTAGCGGCCGATGGTTTCGGCGCTCAGCGGGAGACGCACGGCCACCCCTCCACCAACGCCGTCAGATCGTTCGCGAACGCGAGGATGTTCTCCGGGTGATCGCCCCGGAACAGCTTTTCTCGGTAGTGCCAGATGATCCGCATGACCTCGTCGCGGGCGACGGGGGGATTGCTGTGCGGTGGCGGCGAGGGCGAGCGAGACGGCGGACGCGACTGGGGACGGCGGCGGACGGCTAGTGCATTCATGAGAGCGCTCCTGGCAAGAGGGAGAGCAACAGAACGGCAGCGATGCCGAGGACAATTTCGAAAAGGGGGGCGAGGTCCCACAGGAAGCGGTCGAGCTTCATTACTGGGGCCCCGGGTGTTTGCGGCGCAGCTTGGTGAGAGCGACGAGCTCGGCCCACGGCCGCGGGTCCACGTCATTCGCCGGCTCGCCGTCGAGCGACGGGAACAGCGGGCGGGATTGGGAACAAGTCGCGGCGAGCATCGGGGGCTCTACGCGCCGTTCCCCGCTGACTCGCGAGCCGGTGTCCCGTGGAAGACCTTCAGCTTCTTGCGGGCGTGGTACAGAAAGTTCTCGGCCTGCTGTTGAGTCTTCCCGATCTGCCCCCCGATCTCTTTCATCGAAAGCTTCGGGTTCGGCTGGCAGAGCCGGTAGACCTTGAGCTGCATCTCCGTCAGGAGCGCCTCTGCCGCCGGAGTCAGCGGCGACAAGGCTTTTTTTTGGCCACCCGGACGGGCGACGGATGGCGCGACGGGCGCAACAGGCCGATCCCGCGTTGGCTTGCCGTCGACCAGAGCCGCGATCTCGGCCTCGATTGCTGTCACCCGCGCCTTTGCGTCGGCCAACTCGTTTGCGAGCGCGAGCACCCGCTCCACCTTCTGGTTCATGTTGCGGCCCTCCTCGATCGGCCAACCGGCCTGCGCACCTCGAGCGGAGTGCTAGCGAGGATGCGGACAGTGCCCCCGTCGCGGCGCACGCGACCGGGCCATATGGCCCACGCGTAATCAGCGCTGTCGGTGCTGCCGTCGCCTGTGAACGACGGCCGGTTCGGCAGCACGTAGACATCAGGGACGCCGACGTCGCTCCACAGCCGCAAGCGCTCCTCGCTGGCCAGAAATCCGAGCCGCACCAGGAAGCAGAGGTCAGCGTACGGAAACAGCGTCTCTGCCCGCCGGACGAACGCCTCGCACAGCGCGAACGGGGGGTTGGTCATGACCGTCGTCGGCTCGACCGTGGTCGTGACCGGGGGCGGGTCCCAGGTCAGGAAGTCGTCGATCCAGACCAGCCGAGCGCCGGCCTCGTCGAGCCGGTCCCGGGTCTGCGCGCGGCACTCGACCGCGTACCAGGGGTTATCGAGGCCGAGCTGTCGGGCCGTCCGGATGATCGAGCCCGAGCCGGCAGACGGTTCGAGAATGGGCCCCGGCTGCGGGCGCCACGCCTCGAACAGGCGCGCGAGACACCACCCCGGTGTGGCGAACACGTCGTCGGGGCCTCCACGGCGCGGACCTCGGCCGGCGGCGCTCATGAGGGCAGCGACCCCTTGGGCAGCTTGAAGCGCGTCTTGATGGACTCGACGCACTCAAAGCACACAGCGATCCCCTCGTTGGTCTCGTACCGCTCGATCACGAGCTGGGCGAAGTACGACGGCCGCTGGCGCTTGGGCACCTTGTGCAGCTCGCACTCGACCTCGGTGTCCTCGGGCAGGGCCCTCACGACTTGCGGCCCTTCCGCGGGGAGGTCGCCAGCCCGAAGATCGCGAGCGCGAACATGAAGCCGTAGAACGCCCCGAGCGCGAAGCCGCCTCGGTAGGTGCCGAGCAGGCGGAGCAGGGTCATGGCCCACCTCCCACGGAGCGCAGCCAAGACGCCAAGCCTTCGATCTGGAAGAACGCCGGCATGAGGCGCGACCGCGCATAGGCGTGCTCAGCTCGCGTACCGACACTCTGCCTGGTGACCCACAGGTTGTTTTTGGCCCACCTGCGCAGAGCCGGTTGTTCGAACCAGGGCGGGTCCTTGCCGTCGATGAGCCTATGCGGCGCGTACCCCGCACGCGCGAGCTCTATCAGCCGTTCGGCCGTGACGCCGATGAGCGGGCCCGCTTCATCCGCGCTCAAGAATTGCTTGATCGTCGGATGCGGCATCAGTGACACCGTCGGTTGTGGTAGCGTGTGGGCAGTGGATCGCGGCACGACATGGGCTACGCCTCCGGCAAGGAGAGGGCTCGAACCTGACAGCCGACGCGGAATTCAGACGCGTTTCGCTGCGCTGCGGCGGCTAGTATCTAATTCGGTATCTAATTGCACCGTTTTGGCGTCCCGCGGACTGTGCCAGGCGGAACGCGATCGTGCGTTTTCGTCGAGAAAAGCACCAAAACAGTGTCAGGCGGTGCCAATCGGTTTGGTTTAGGAAACCGTTGCTCTATCCACCTGAGCTACGGGGCCTTTTGTTGTTATATCCGCTACTTACCTCCCTTCCCGCTGCCCCGCGACAGGGCCATAGTATCTAATTTAGTATCTAATTGCACCATTTTCTGACCCTGTTTCCGCGTCACAGGCGCTGCTTTCCTGGCGGGCTTGGCACGCAGACCGAAGTCTGACGCCAGCTCCTCCGGCGTGAACTGCCCGGGAGCCAGGTGCGCGTAACGCTGCGTGGTCTTGATGTCCTTGTGACCGAGGATCTGCTGTAGCCGCTCCAGGGTTTTGCCGTCCTTCACCCAGTGGCTGGCGAACGTGTGGCGGGTGCAAGAGTAGAAGTCCAGGCCGAGTGAGTTGATGGCGAGCTCCGCGAGCGCGCGCTTGATCCATTTGTCGAGCACCGCCGGCCCGAGGAACGTCGGCGGGCGCTGGCTCAGCTTGGGCCGTCCGGCGCGCAACGGCTTAAACAACATCCCGGGGCCGCACTTGAGCTTCCACGCGCGAACGATCGGCAGGAGATCATCGACGATCGGAACAACCCGCTTGCGACCGTTCTTCGGTGGCCCGAGTCGGTTTTGCCGCACGCGCTGCTCCACATGAATCAGCCGGGCGTCGATGTCGATGTGGCGCGGCTCGAGCCCGATGATCTCTCCGGTTCGCAGGCCCGCGAGCACCCCGATGGCGAAGGCGACCTTGTAGGGCTCGGGCAGCCATTCATAGATTCGCGCGATGTCTTCCTTGTCCGTCAGCCAGGCCGTAGTCAAGGGATCGTGCGCGTACCTGTAGAGCTGCCTCGTCTTCTTGGGGACAGATCGGACCGGGTTTGAACCGCACAGCCCCTCTTCGATGAGATCGGTGTACATCGACGACAGAACGCGCACGCAGTGGCCGGCGGTTGTCGATGACCTGCCCTTGGCGATCATTCCCTCGGCAAACTCGCGGATATCGGCGGTGGTGACCTCGGCGGGGCGTTTGTCGCCGAAGAACGGCCGGAGATGCAGCCGCCACCGGATCCGTTCATCACGCCACGAGCGGTGCTGTGGCTGCCCCTGGCGCGCGGTCTCTTCGGCCACCAACCTGCGCCGTTCGATCCACTCATCGCCGAGCGTGGCGAGCCGCGCGACGTCCGAAGGTTGCTCCGGCTCCAGCCCGGCGAGCCCCTGCTGCATTCGCTGCATGACCGCGACGGTTTCGTCGGCCGAATCGCAGAGCGGCGTGTAGACGGGGGCTTTCCGGCCAGAAATGTAGAACTTGCGGATGTACTTGTCGCCCCTCCGGTACAGAGAGCCGAGCCCGTACTGACCGCGCCGTCGCTTGCGCGCCATCAGCCCTTGTCCTTGTCTCGAGCCAGAATCCGGCGCGCGCCAACCCTGGCCAGTTCTTCGATGCGCAGCTCCTTGGCCACGTCGGGCGCATCGGTGATATCGACCCTGGTGAGCTTGCCGATCTTGGCCACTCTGACCTGACCGTCCCGTACAAGTCGCCACATCGTGCGTCTCGAAACGCCGTAATGCTCGGCCGCCTCGCTCACCTTCACCATCCGGCGGGGCATCGTCGCCAGGAGGCGATCGATTCTCTGCTCCAGGCGCTCGAGACGATCGGGCACCTCAGCCAATTTCTCGAACACGTCGCCGACGCCTTTGGTCTTCACCGCGGCACCGTTCACGTGAGACCCCGCCGCATGGAGCCGCTCGTCGCCGAGCCGAGTTCTTGCCAGACCAAGGACAACCACGCTTTCGCGCGGAGGCGACGGGCAGCTCTATGCGGCGCGATCGTTGGGTTTGTCATTGGTCTGGCGAACGTGACTGTAACCACTGTGTAAAACTCCCGTCAATACTTTTTTCTTGACTTTTTTCTGACTTCGGTTCCACCGATTTGACGCATGCCTGTGGAAAACCGGGATGCCCTGGTGACGTCGATCCGCGGGACCATTCAGGACCAGGCCGGATACATCGAGCGGGCCGGTACTGTAAGAATCGCGAGCCGCTCGGCACAAGACAGAACAAGTTGTGTCAAGAAAAATTGGGCGCGCGTTGTCTTCATCTGCGCCCACAGGGGTGTGCACATCGCTCCCACTCACGAGCACACCAGGCTGTACGAATCACTCCCACGCGCTCGCACACCAGTGTGTGCGCACGAGTGGTTAGCTGTCCGACGTGTCTTTGTCGTCGGCGACGAGGGTGAGCGTGGTGGCGTCCGAGGTTTTCTCCGGATCCTGCACCGGCGGCGCGATCTTCCGCGCGGATACCGGCAGCAGTTTTTCGAGCTCGATTACTCGTTTCTCGAGCCGCGCGATATGCGCATGGAGGACTCGATTCTCGTGGTCGAGCGCAGCCATGCGATCGTCCTGGGCCTGTTGATCCTCGTCGATCTCCGCGATCATCCGTTCGACGTCGCTTCGGTTGAGCAAGACCTCGTTACGTATGCGCTCGTCCTCCGCGCGCATCTCGCGCGTGTACGTCCGGAGATCATCAGCCAGCTTGTTGATTTCCGATTTCAATTTGCTCCACCAGGAGGGTGGGGCCTTCCTGCTACTTTCCTCGGCGTCGACCATGTAGGTTGACCTC